TCGGCATTTGCTTCAACAAAGCTCTCCAAGTCTTTATTGCTATCGTGTAATCCCTCGATCTCTTTATTGATGGAGATAATACTATTTTTTTTCTCATTGATTTCCGTTTCATTGATTTGAGCAATATCACGAATATACTTAGTTTGAGTCTCAATCTTATTCTTGACTAAATCCAACTCATATGAATTGTCTTTTAGTTTGTCTTTGATATCGGCAGTCTTTTGCTTAACAAGCTTACCCATTTTAGAGAAGACATTAATATCTAGAAGGTCCTCGATAACCTCACGCCGGTTGCCTGAAGCGAGCTGCATAAAGGGAATAAAGGAACTGCTACCCAATACGACGATTTGGTGGAACGATTTATGATTTAACTTAATGATGTTCTGCTCAAGGACCTTCTGATATTCACTGGCATGAGCGTTTTCATTTAATATGACTCCGTTCTTCCAGATTTCAAAGATCGCCGGCTTTATGCCTCTAACGATCCTGTAATGTGCTGAACCACTACGGAACAACAATTCAACAATGCAATCTTTATTATTAATAGTATTAACTAATTGTGGCTTATTTATATTACGATGTGGCTTTCCGAACAAAGCAAATGATAAAGCATCTAGCAATGTAGACTTGCCAGCTCCGTTAGATCCCACGATAAGCGTAGATTTAGTTTTATTCAAATCAATTGTAGTGAATTCATTACCTGTAGATAAGAAATTCTTATACTTAACTTGTTCAAATACAATCATGCAATTTCCATAGCTTGAGCTTCAGTCAGCAAATTCCTCATGCTAATCTTTAGCCTGTCTTTATCCAAATCTGTTTCGACACTTTCCACATAAGAGTCAAGCAAAGTAGAAGTTTCTTCAACATCTATTTCACCATCCTCAACATTTTCGCCAGAAAACTCTTTAAAGTCTTCGGCAATTTTTAGTTCATGGATTGGCCTTGATTGGATTTTATCAACAAATTCGTCAAATGTAAACAAGTTAGATTTATTAAGCACAACTATTTTGACAAACTTATTATCTACTATACTAAAATCAAAGTTTGAATAATCTTCAGTAGTATCATCATATTTGATTCGGTGAAATATAGTCTTGTCGTTTGGAATAGCCGTTAGCTCACGGGATTCTGTATCTAGTACATGGAAATACTTTTGATCATGTGCATCTGACCAAGTAAATTCCATCTGAGATCCAAGATATGTTATATTGTCTTTCTTAGACTTGGTATGAAAATGGCCTGAATATACTTGTTCAAACCTTTCAAATATTCTATGATCCATACCACTATGTGATGGTACACCTTTAAGCACATCAAAGCCTTGTAGTTCTAAATGACCACCAAGAATATCAGCTTTACAGTTCTTAATAAAGTTTACACTGCTTTCGTAGTTTTCTTTATTAATCCATGGTACCAGTGCCATTTTAAGAGATCCGTACTCCATGACTGTTGGTTCCATCACTATATGTACTTCATTCATATAGTGGCCTAGTAATTCTTTTAGTGAATTCAAATCATTAGTATTTTTAAAGTATGTGTCGTGATTACCTGGAATAATATCCATAGTAATCTTGTTCTCTCTAAGTTTATCTAAAAACATAGATCGTGTACGATTAAGCACTTTAAAGTTAATGAATTTCCTTACATCATAGAAGTCACCAAGATGTACGATATGGCTAATGCCAGAGCGCAAGAGGTAAGGAAAAAAACAGTTCCCATAAAAATCCTCGGCATTATCAAGAAAAATATCAGAGCTGTTACGAACGCCTGCATGAGTGTCATTGATTATCGCAATCTTCATTCCAAGAATCCAGTTAAGTCTGAGTCGACCTTTTGGATTGGCTTCTTACGTTTCTTTTCTTTCTTAGCAAACACCTTAAGCTCAGAGTCGTATTCTTTTACTTTATCAATACGGTCTCTAAGAGTATCAACAAAATGTCCGGCTACTCCAGCAGCAGCGCTACCAGCTTCGACCACGACAAACATATCTATGCCCGATTGGGAGATATATTTCATCTTCACGTCTTGTTGTTTTTTCTCTTTAGCAATACGGCGGAGAAATGCATACCATGATATTTGAGTGAAATATGAGAACGCATTAGGTTTACCTGTACGTGTAGCAGCATCGATATTATAATTCTCAATAGCTTTAAGGCAATTCTCAACAGCATCCATTACCATTTCTTCACGGTATGTGTAACGAATAAAGTTTGACTTGTGTGAAAGGCCTTCGGCTATTTTAAGAAAACAAGTTGCTACGTAGTTTGTGACAACAGGTAGTTTAGTATTATTTTCTCTAGCTTCGTTTAGTGTTTTTACGTATTCAACAACAGCATTAGAGAAATCTCTATTGTTGACGTAATGGGGCTTGTCCTGTGGTTTCATAATACATTCCTTAACATTGTCTATATTATACCGTGTATGTGAATAGAAGTACACATAATTTTTTTTCGGTATTCTTACATTAGGGGTTTACAATATCGCAATACAGTGGTATAATTAAAGAGTTAGCTTGAGGGTGGATGGATACCCTAGTGTAATATTGGTTTTGTTCTAAATTTCAAAATCTTACCAAGCTCACCACTCTCGTCTCCCTCTAAAATATTGTCTACTTTCTTTTCCATAGAATCCATATGCTCTTTCATTTCTCTCCGCATTTTGTCTACAGATATATTACCATCTTCGGCATCTTCCATAAAAGTAGATAGTGCTTTAAAGTATTCTGATAACATGTCATCGTGTGGATGGGTTTCTCCTAAAATGTGTTGCGCGCTTAAAATTTGAAATGAATCTGATTCTAGTTGATACATCATAAAAGGTCTAAAAGAATAATATCTGTTTCCAGTTTCCATATTATCCATGCATACTAATTTTAAAGACTTTCTAATTACCAAAGCGTCATCTTCATCATGATATTCTACAACTTCGCATAAAAGCTCTTCGTTAGTCGTCAACTTGAAGTGTCTGATGTCCATGAATTGGTACCTCAATTAATTTAAATTTAAACTTCTCTTTTTTATATATCTTCACTCTTTCTATCGAGTGGAGCATCGCATAGTTTTGGTGGCCTTTGTAGTGGAGGTCGTCCGATATATCATACAAGGTAGTAACTTGTCCATTATCAGATTTTCTGAGTCCTCTGCCGATAGACTGAAGAACTTTGATTTGGGACTTAGAAGGTGATGCAAAAATAATATTATGCAAGTTGCGAATATTAATTCCAGTGCTAAAAGTCCCAAGAGAAGCAACGATAATAGCATCTTTTTCACCCTCCGTAATTTTTCTAATCGATTCACGATCTGACGTTTCAACTTCACCTGATACGTAAAATACTTGCCTATTATCACCAGCTTTATCTTTAATCAATTCATATAATGGTTTACCATGCTTTTCAACGAAATTAAATAACACCAGAGTGTTACCTTTTTGATCAACTGCTAAGTTACGGATAAAGTTGTTTCTAGCCTTATTATCCACTATCCAAGCAATCTCATCCTGATAACTTTGTTTTCCGAATGCCTTTCTAATGCTTTCATCATACTTCAATACTAATATATTTATATCAAGATCTGCTAATGTATTATTATCTTGTAGCTTCCTGGTTGTTGTAACCCTATGTATTTTACCAAACAGTCCCTGTAGGACAAGGTGGTGGACCTGGGCATTGTCCAGGGTGCCAGTTGTACCATATCTATACTTTGCGTTCACGCACTTAGTCATAATCTCAGTAAGAGATTTAGATTTAAATCCGTGGCATTCATCTCCAATAACTATACCAAACTGTTCATACCATTCTACATCTAGTTTGTAAATAGACTGCCATGTTGAAATAACGATAGAGGCTTGTATATTATCTTTATCTCTTCCACTATAAATTCTATGACATTCTTTTTCTACATCTAACCCGTAGTTCTTAAAGTCATCATACATTTGTTCTACAAGAGATGTTGTAGGAACAATAATCAATGCCTTCATTGGATATCTATCGTCATTAAGCATAGCATGATAATACTGTGTCAATACATAAATGATAAGAGACTTACCAGAACCAGTAGGGCTTAACAACACACAGCGATTAATATCTAAAGCCTTTGCTATAGCATCAAATT